TAAACTAGAGTAGGAGAATAGATATGCCAATGGGAAAAGGAACATATGGATCTAAGAGAGGCAGACCGCCTATGAAAAAGACTGCTAAGAAAATGCCAAAGAAAAAGAAATGAGTTTATTACCTAAAAGAAGAATTAAAAACCCAGCTAGCCAAAAAGAAATAGCTACTACCAAACGTAGTGCAGCGATTATTGGCACAGGACTTAGTCTTTTAATTCCTGGCGGATTTTTTGCTGGTATAGGGAGAAAAGCTATAGGAAAAGCCTTTAGGAGATCAGGTACTTCTGGCTTGAACCTCAAATCTGCTGATACAATAGGTAATAGACTTAGAACAACACAGGCTATTATGGGTACTAGCCGTACAGGTCAAAATCTATTTAGAGATGTCATTGGAATAAACAATCCTCTAAAGAGTGTATGGAAGAACTCAACGAAACAATTACCAACTAAACTTAAAACTAGGCAAATAACAGCACAGAATTATCTTCTTTCAACAGCTGGTATGCCTATATCTAGCTCAAAAAGAATAGCTCCAACATTTGCTAATAGAAAAATAGACAGAACCATTCAAAAAGCCGTAGAACAAGGACCAGCTAAATTTTTTAGTAAAGGTAGGCATCCTAAAACAGGCGTTACTGCTGGTAAAAGGACTCCAGTTATACCAAGTAAAGGAAATGTAAGATCGATGTATTATCAGAGAGATATGAAAAATCCGTATTCAGATTTACGAGTTTTGTATAGACAAGGCGCACGAGGCGGAACATCAAAAGGTTCGTTATTACGATATAACGATCCATATTCTTTAAGAAAATACAGAAAGTATGCACCAAAAAACTTTGACAATATTCCTGACGATATTTAAAACATGGCTAAAAAACTAACAAAAATGGAAAAAAGAGCCAAACAAATTGTGGCTAATGAGCAAAAAGAAAGGCGAGCAGAAAGAAACAAAAAGGTTACCGATTACATTGAAATGAAAATGATAAAAGGATATACCAGAGAACAAGCCAGTAAGATGGCTAGAGACCTCATCGACAATCAAGGTTAAATCATGGCATTACCACTATTACCTCTATTATTATCTCAAGGAGCTAGATATGGCGCTACACAGATTGGTAGAAAGGTATTAGGTCGTACTGGTCGCAAGATAGTCAAACAGACAGGCAATATAGCCTCAAAATACGGCAATAGAGCCGTAACAGGTGCATTCTACGTTGATGCAGTAAACGAGGCTTCTAAGGGCAATTATGAGCCTCTCACAGATTTAGCACAATTTGGATTGATGGGTAGGTTAAATCGTGCTGGACCAATCTTAAAAGTAGATGATTATATATCTGCTGATCGTGGATTATTAAAAAATGTTTTTAGAACTGGGAGTAGGGGCGAAAAAATACGTAATCAAACTTACGTTACTAAAAAGATTATTAAAGATGAGAAAGGTAGCTCCCCTGTATTTGATGCTGGTAAAAATCCTAATACCAAAAATTTTGCTAGAGAAAATACAGAAGAATTTTATTATTCTACTAAAGGAAAAAAAATACCTCTTAGAATAGCTGCTAAAAGAGAAAAACAGTTAGTTAAAACAGGCAAATCAAAGATTGGTGCTAGAGTTAGATTTGTAGACAAAGAGGGCAATATTGCTACTTATTTACCAGCAGACTTAGTAAGAAAAGGATCACACAGAAAAGATTCTGGTCCTGGAGCTTCTAAAATTAAAGGTTATGAATTGATTGATGGTCAAATAAAAACACCAACAGAGCGAGCAAGACCTGTATATACTGACTTCAAAATGAATCGTGCTGAATCTATTAGAAGAAAAAAAGAAGAATTAACAGAGGGTTACAAAAAGTTAGAAGCAAAAAATTTTGAAACTCGATTAGATAAAGTAGATAGAACTCAAGCTCACTTAGATTATGAAACTAAACAAATAAGAGATTTATTTGCTGAGAGAGTAAAACAAGTAGCGGCTAAAGGCGATAAAGTAAATAGATTATTTTATTCTAGCAAAGACCCAGGATCAATTAAGGCGGCTAAAATATACTTAAAAGAAGCTGAAAAAATTGGTTTATATGTTAGACCTATGGCAAAACCATCACAAGGTGCTGTAAAAAATGTCAAAATACAAGATGTTGTTAAAGATCAACAATATGGTTCAGCAGCAATGCAAAATACTAAGATTGATCCCAAAACCGGAAATACTACAGTAGCTGAATCAATAAAACAAACAGATATAGCAGACAGGACAGGTAAAAAACAAATGCTATATACTTTTATGTACGCTAAAAGAGGAGATACTAGTACAGGTAAAGCTTTTGTTTTGAAAACAGCTACAGGGGATAGACCTCGTGGAATCTTTAAAGAAACTGCATCTGTACAAAGAAATATTGATCAAATGCAAGAATTGAAGGAAAGAGCGGCTCGTAACATGGCTAGAGCCAATAGAGGTTATAAAGTAGCTCGTAAACCAGAAGTAGTAGAAAAAAAAATATATGCAGCACCACGTAGAGATGACACCAATCTAAAAAAGATAGGTCAACCAAAAGTTAGAAAGTTTGGCAAAATGGATCACTATAGTGTTATTTTTGTAGATGGTAAACCTCAACTTGTTAATCCAGCAACTATAAAAGGTCGCAGCCAAGGAGCAAGGAGTAAATATGGTAAAATGTCTGTAGCAGAACAAATAGAACAAAGAAATTTATTAAGACAAACTAACATAAAAATTAAACCTGGAACTTTATTTGGTGGAGGCACAAAAAATCCATCAAGACAATTAGATTTATTTAAAGACAAACCTAAAAAACCTAAGAAATAATGGCTAATTCACTATTAAAATACATTAAAGAAAATCCTATAGAAACAGCATTAACTGTAGCGAGCATACATCCTGCGGTAAGATTAGGTAAATTTGCTTACAAAGCTGGTAAAACATTATTAAAAACAAGACCTGTTACTCTTTATAGAGGTGTTCATCCAGTACCAAAAACAAGAACTTTAAGCGAAGCTAAAAATATAGTAAAAATGACTAGGATTGATGCTAAGCTAAAAAACTATAAAACTAATCCTTATGGTAATTGGTTTACAAGCAGTAAAACTGTAGCAGCAAGATATGCAAATCAAAGAGGTTTGGGAGGATCTTTACTTAAAGTTAAAGTACCTTATTCAACATTAGAAAAAATAAAAAAAGTTCAGCCTCCTATAAGCAAACCTGTAACTGAAATGAATAAAAAAAACAGAGAGTTTTTTGGAGTTATTCCGCCAAAGTTTAGAAGAAAAGCAAAGGTTATAAAGACCTCAACAGACAAACTAATATAGTGGCACATTCAATAGAGAAACTTAGAAAGTATAACAAACCAGCTATGAAGAAACTTATAATGGCTGTTAAGATGAGCCATATGAAAGACTTACCAAAAGAAGCAATTACTGATAGAGAGGCTGAAAGAGTATTAGAATCTTTAAATCCTTTGACTTTAGAGAAGCTTTACAAACTAGCAGTAGAACATGACATCGTTAACCTATAAGCCAGACGGCGAAATATTAAAACAATTTATGAAAGATGAATCTTTCTTTAGAGGATTGAGAGGACCAGTAGGTTCCGGCAAATCTGTAAGCTGTTGCATTGAAGTAATGCGCAGAGCATTAGAACAAAAAAAAGGTCCAGATGGTAAGCGAAAATCTAGATGGGCTGTTATTCGTAATACTAACCCACAGCTTAAAACTACTACTATTAAGACTTGGTTAGACTGGTTTGAAGAAGAACATTGGGGAAACTTTGCTTGGTCTGTACCTTATACTCATATGATTAAAAAAGGAGATATTGAGCTTGAAGTTATCTTTTTAGCCTTAGATAGACCAGATGATGTTAAGAAACTATTGTCATTAGAATTAACAGGAGTGTGGATTAATGAAGCAAGAGAGATACCTAAGTCAATTGTGGATGCTTGTACTATGCGTGTTGGACGTTATCCTAGTATGCGTGATGGTGGTCCTAGCTGGTATGGTGTTATAGCTGATACTAACCCTCCAGATACAGATCATTGGTGGTCAATACTGTCTGGAGAAGCATTAATACCTGATTATATTACTAAACAAGAAGCTAAAATGTTAGTTAAGCCAGATACATGGAGATTTTTTAACCAACCTCCAGCAATGTTAGAAATTATGGATAAAGAAGGAAAGCTTGATACATATGCAGATAACAAAGATAAAGAGAATGGTAAAAACTTAACCAAAAATTATTATGAAAGTATCATACGAGGCAAAACTAAATCATGGATAGATGTGTATGTATTAAATAAACTAGGACAGATTGAAGATGGTAAACCGGTTTATGAAATGTTTAGGAGAGATATTCATGTTGCTAAATCAGATGTAGCTATTATGAAAGAAACTCCTATCTATGTAGGAATTGACTTTGGATTAACACCAGCTTGTGTATTTGGACAGAGAGTTAGAGGCAGATGGCTCATTATTGATGAATTAGTAGCTGAAGATATGGGTATATTACGCTTCAGTGATCTTATTAAACAAAAAATGGCAGAATACTTACCTAGAAATTTTGTTATATTTGGCGATCCAGCTGGCGATCATAGAGCGCAAACAGATGAATCTACGCCATTTCAAATACTCAGAGGGCGTGGAATTAATGCAAGACCAACACATTCTAACGATGTTACATTGCGATTAGAGAGTGTTAATGCTACATTGCAGAGAATGATAGATGGAGAATCTGGAATATTGATAGATCCTAAATGTATAAATCTAATTAAAGGATTTGATGGTGGATATCATTATCGTAGACTTCAAGTATCAGGGGAAAGATATGATGAAAAACCTAATAAAAATAGGTTTTCCCATATACATGATGCTTTGCAGTATATGTTATTGGGTGCTGGGGAGGGTAGATCATTGACCATTGGTCAAAAAACTGCTACACCTAGAGTAGCAAAAAGAGATTTTAACGTTTTTGATATGAAATCTAAAAGCGTTTATGAAAGGAGAAGATAAAATGTGTAGTTTCGGAGGAGGACCAAAGGCACCACCGCCACCACCACCACCAGATCCTCGTATTGAAGAGCAAGCAAAAGAGAAACGAAGAAGAGAAAGATTACAGCTTCAAAGAGAAACTGCTGCTTTAAAACAAGAACAATACGAACAAAGAGTTGCTGCTACATACGGTACTCGTGGCAGACGTTCTTTATTGTCTGGTAGTAGAGGAGGTAGAGGCTTTGCCCTTGAACCATCATTAATGAGCAAGAAAACACTAGGTGCATAATGCCAGTAGAAAGTATTTACGAACCACAAATTAACTACATGGATTCGCCTGTTAAGCAATTGCTTAAGAGATATGAACACGCTAAATCTGTAAAAGATCAATGGAATGGTACATTTGAAGAATGTTATGAATATGCTTTACCACAAAGAGAAAGTTTTTACACAGAAACTCCAGGAAGAAAACGTACGGATCGCATATTTGATGAAACAGCAGTAGTAGGCGTGCAAGAATTTGCCTCAAGATTACAGTCTGGCATTGTACCAAACTATGCTAGATGGGCTGATTTTGTAGCTGGTAGTGAAATACCAAAAGAAACTGAAAAAGAAGTTAATCTAATGTTAGATGAAGTAACAGATTATGTATTTGAAATACTTCAAAACTCAAACTTTTCACAAGAAGTACACGAATCTTTCTTAGATTGTGCATTAGGTACAGGTGTTTTGCTTGTTGAAGAGGGAGATGCAATGAACCCAGTTAATTTTAAAGCTGTACCGCTTCCTCATGTTTGCATGACATCTGGGCATGATGACAAAATAGATCACATCTTTAGAAGAAGAATGATTAAAATGTCTGAAATGCCAGTAGCTTATCCAAAAGGTACTTTTGATGAAAAAATTATGACTGAAATGGGTAAAAATCCTGATAAAGAATGCGAAGTTATTGAAGTAGTTTATAGAAATTATTACAACACAAAAGAAGAAGAATATAGATTTTGTGCTATTGCTAAAGAATTTGAAAGGAAAGTATACGAAGAAACATTTAAAGGAATTGGCTCAAATCCTTATATTATTTATAGATGGAGTAAATGTGCTGGGGAAACTTATGGTCGTGGACCATTACAATTAGCTTTACCAGCAATTAAAACTGCAAACTTAGTAGTAGAATTAATATTAGAAAATGCTCAAATGTCTATATCAGGTATGTATCAGGTAGAAGATGATGGAGTTATTAATGTAGATAATATTCAACTAATACCTGGAACTATTATACCAAAAGCTGCTGGATCACAAGGACTCACTCCAGTAGCTCCATCTGGCAATTTTAATATATCTGATTTAGTACTCAATGACATGAGAACTAATATCAAAAAAGCCTTATATAACGATATGTTAGGCAATCCAAATGAAAAAACTCCTATGTCTGCTACTGAAGTAGCTGAAAGACAGGCAGATTTATCAAGACAAATAGGCGCTGCATTTGGCAGATTACAGTCAGAAATGGTAGCACCTGTATTACAAAGAGTAGTATATATACTTAAAAAACAAGGAAGAATTAAAATACCAACAATAAATGGTAGAGAAATTAAAATACAATCTTCTAGCCCATTAGCACAAGCACAACATCA